TTCCAAAAAGCCAGACCACTCATGACCTTTTTTGTCCCAATTATAAAATCTTTTATAAAATTTTTGTTGTTCCTCTAAATGGTCTTGTATGTAATCTGTATGTAAGTAAGTTGCTGCCATTTGTATTGCTGCTGCAGTATCTCTTGCCATGCTGTTGTAATTTTTACTGTATGTAATATATACAGGCCATTCAGCACATGTTTCATATAAAGCACCAAAGTTGTTTGTAATTACATGAACTCCTGCTGCTAGGGCTTCTAATGCTGACACACAAGAGGTTTCCTCAAATATGCTTGGGTAAACAAACATATCATAACTTGGCATCACCTCTCTTATATACTCATTTGGTTTGTAGCCAATATAATTTACATTTGGTAATTTCTCTGCCTGGTCATACAAAGGTTTGAATTGTTCATCATTGTTATTTTTAAAGTTATCTCCATAAACTTGTGTGGAGCTGTAAACATCTAAAGTAATATTAGGATCTTTTATTTCTTGCATGGCCCTCAGTACAAGGTTTAAGCCTCTCCATGGAGTGCAATGATGGATTAATTTTATAGGGTCACCTTTTTTATATACTTTTCTTTGTGGAAAAGAATCAATACCGTTTTTAATTACTAATGATTTTTCTGTTGGAATATCAAAAAAATATCTAAACTTCTCATAGTTCCAATGACTATTAAATACGTACCAATCATATTCTTTATGCCTTTCTTTGTTTCCGAAAAAAGCTTGAAGATTAGGTTGATCCCAAGAATTTTTTTGCCATAAGATATTTACTTTATTAGGGTCTAATGGAACTTTACCAGGTATTGATGTACATATTTGTACTTTGTCTAGCAAATCTTTGGATACATGCTTATGAAGCATTTCCATTTGAATTTCTGTTGCACCTCTAGGATTCATTATTTTAATGTTATAAAACTGTTTAGGGTAAGTCTACCATTTTCAATGTCTGTACCATGATGTCCATAACCCATATGTAAATAAATGCCAGAATACATTATTAATCTATTTTTTACAAACTTAAAATCATTAATAATATTTTTGTTAATATCATATAAACGTGTCCCAGAATTTAAATTTGTTTCTGACAAATATACTAAAGAAGCGAGTTCATAAAAATCTCTATGTATAAATTCTTTTTTGTTATCTTCTTCTAGTCTTAGCTGTATAAAATGGGTAATAAATTTAACTTCCTCTGGCTTGATCAACCTATTAAAAAACATCAAAAAATTAATGTATTCAAATAAAAAAGGATTTGTTTCAACCAATGGTAAGCTTCTGAAGCCTGGAAATGTCTCAGTAGTTCCTCTTAAAGAATTAAGAGACTCCTGATCGTACAATTTAATCTTTTTTAATTCAGGTAAAATAAAATCTAACCTAGGAATAAAATCTTCAACCTGCTTAGCTATCATTATCCTTAGTTAGACTTTCCATAGATACTTTCGTAACTTTGATTTCCAAGTCTTGTCTAAAATCATCAGCAGTAGTATCAGTGTTGGGATCAGCAACATCAGCGTCAAAATCAGCTTTGCTATCATAAACTTTTCCTGTTCTTTTATGTTTAATTATTTCTTTAGCTTCAGCTGGTATTTTTCTTAAAGTCATACTATTTCTCCTTTCTTAAAAATGAATCGTAGTTCCAAGAATTATTTTTTCCCCAGAAGTCACAATATTTACTATCTCTACTAAATGAAGTTAAATTACAAGATTTAAGTATATCATACTTTTCTGGTTCTATGGTATCCTCTATAACTAAAGAATCACCAGGAGCCATCATAGGCGACACCTTATTAATAATTCCTTGCATATTAACATGACAATCTTCAATAACTATCATAGGGGATTCGTATTTTTCAAACTCATGAGAGTCTATATTGTTAACATCTAATTTTATAAATTCAACATTCGGTATGTCTTGGATCTCCTGATTGTCTACAGTAATAACTCTTGTATCTAAACCTAATGTTTTTGTCATGTCAGAAAACCAAGAAGCAGAACCACCTTCTCCTGAACCAAATTCTAATATTGTTTTCGGTTTAATATCCTGCAGCATCTGTTGATATATAGTTAAACTCATAGGATCTTTTAATAACTTAAGTCCTTTCCATTTAAAATTAGCAAACTTTGCAAGCTGTATAACGTTAGTATAATGTTTATTATTTTCTAAAATTCTATCAATAACATTTAATTCAGCTTTGTATTCATGAGTAGTATCTTCCTCTTCTATAGTATTCCCTTTTGTAAATAAATTTGCATATTCACTATCCTGCATTGTTTTATAAATGTTCATCATCTGATCAACCATGGCATTTATAAAATGTTTTTTATTTGCATTTCGAATAGTCATTACACCCTCTTGTTTAATTTTTTCTATTTCATCATTTGAAAATAACAAGTTAAGTGTTGTTTTTGTGGTTTCAATTTTCATAATTAATCTTGTTTATATATAGCTAAACTTAAAGATAGTCTAGGTTCTTTTATAGAAGTTACACAATGTGGAGTCATTCTATTTATGAACTGAACATTTTGATCTTTAACCACTACCTCTTTATTACCAATACTCCAAAGAGATTCTCCATATATGTTTTTTATAAATAAAGGATAATCATCTGTATGTTCTGGAAAAGAAACATTTTGATTATTGAGTCCTTTAGAAAAATAAAAATTACCACATATTCTTACACCAAATGTTTCTAAAGCAACCTTTTCAATCTCCTTAAGTTCATCACTTATATCAAGCACATCACTTATAATAAATGAAAATCCTTTATCATAAAAATTTTTAAACTTATCAAAATCTAAAAAGCCGTATATATCAAATAATTCTTTTCTTAGTTTTGTTCCTAGATTATCTATGAGACAAATACTTTCATGCCCATGGTGAAACTGATAAGGAAATCTTTTTGATATTTTTAACAAATCAAACATATCCCATTCTTTTAAATTTACTTGATGGGTGCTTAAAAACTCATTAAATTTTTGAAAAGATTGTTGATGAGGATTTCTCATGGACGGCCTTGGCCCTTGTAGCGTTGATGTTTCTGTTGCCGTTTTTCGTGTTTATTTTTATTTTTTTTATGTTGACCAGGACCTCTTTTTTTAGGTTTATCTCTGGGTACAAAATGTGTAAATTTTTGTCTAGCCATTCTCCTGAGATCTGTCTATTTGAGCATAACTAATAACACCTTGAATTTTACTACTACCTGTTGCTGCTTGTATGGTTATTGCATCACTTGCTTCTAAATTTAAACCTTGTGGTGCAGCATTAACTTGTGTCTTGGCTGCAACGTCATCTCTAAAAAATTCATACTCAGCACTCGAATCAGAAGAATCTACTAAATTCATGTTTACTAAAATAGCTGATGATGCATCATTGTTTGCAACATAAATGCTTTTAACTATTATTGTTGCATCACTAGGACATGTTAGTGCAGTAGTCTTGCTTGTATCAGTCTGTTTAAAACCTTGATTTTTATATTGTATGGTCATGTTAAAAAATAATTGAATGCATCTTGTTCATTTTTAATTTCTCTTTGGTAGGATGTGTTTAGCTTATCCTTTAATGTTTGTAAAGATTGAGCAACCTGTCTTTGGTTTTCTTCAGTATATTCAGGTGTTGGTTCTGGTATTTGTATATCTACTCTAGCCATTATTTAGGTCCTTTACCAGTCCCCGTATTCCTTGCTTCAAATGCCATACCTGGACCTGTGTATTTTTCTCTACCTAAAGCAGATAAAGCTGGATCTGATTTATAACTTTTATCTTGTACCAGATAATCTCCAAGTCTCACTTTATTTTCAGCTGCAAGTTTTTCTTTTTCTTTTGCTGCTAACTCCTCTTGTTTTTGGAATTGTTTTTGTATGAAAGAATTTTTAGCTAACTGTAAAGGTGTAGTGTAATTTACATACTTAGGATTTTGTTCATTAAATCTTCTATCGTATTCTTTTCTAATATACTCTGCATAATTACCTCTTAAACTTCTAACATTTTTACCCATGGCATCTTTCAAAAGTCCGCTTCCTGGATCAGTATAAAAACCCTCAAGTCCTCCTGGAGCTTTTGCTCCTTCCATTATAGAGGTTATATATTCTCTATCTTGCATTGGTAAATCATCAAATCTATCTGCAGCATCAATTGCACCCATAACCAAATTACCAGGAGTTGGTAATTTTCTGTAAAAATCTTTTATTTGTTGTAATCCAGAAGGAACAGTTTCTGTAACAAACTGATTTATATTTTGTCCAACATTACCCATTCTGTTAGTCAGAGTATCAAAACTTTCTCCTAAACTTTGTTTAGCATCTGTTAGCAGTCCACCTTGAAGAAAGTCTCTGTTTAATTGATCTCTTATTAAATTAATACCTCCGCCCTGAACTCTTTCAGGATTAGTCATAAAGCTTCTATACGCTTCAAAAGAGGGGTATTTAGCTTGAAGTGCAAGGTCTTGGTTATAATTTTGTAATAGTATATCGTCCATTATCCTCTCATACCGTCTGGTTGTACGTCTGCTCTAAACGTCCCATATCTCCAATTTTGGTCTGTAGAGGTATTAGCAACCTTGAGACTTGCAAATCTTGATCTAGCACGTGTATCCACCTTATCAGTTGACGCACTGATTGTAAATGGACCTAACGGAGAAGAAGCAGAACTAGTTTGTGGATATGATCTTAAGTTTATTGTTATCTGTGCATCGCCCGTAAGTAATTTAAAATCTGGTATAAATCTTCTAATGCTCATAAAAAATTGTCCATCACCACCTGCTGACAAATCAAAATCTCCTGATGTTATAAATGCAGGTATTGCTGTTTTGTTACCAAGAGCATCTACTTCATTGTTTCCCACCTCATGTGCATAATATACTGAAGCTCCATTTACATTAGTTGCTCCTTGTACAATAGGGAATGTAGGCACTGATGTTGGTTCAAATTCAGTTGCATAAGGATTATCGTATAATGTTGCATCAGCCCAAGAAGTTCTGGCTAGTGATCCTGTAGTCCAAGTGTTTTCAGTATAGTTGTAAGTTACAACTCTATCTACTTGTTCTTGTCCATTCTTCGCATAGAACCAAGTTATCTCTTCATACAAATGATTTAGTCCAGCATATACTTGTTCTCCTGCTGTATAATTAATTCCTAAGTTATTTCCTTTACTTGTAAATACAAAATCTTCTACTAAACATGGTAATGATTTTACTGTACCATCGTAAACAAAAAACCCACCTGCTTGACCCATCCAAAAAACTTTACCATTAACATATTTAACAGCGTGTTGGCCAATCAATCCACAATTAGATCCCACCTGTCTAATAGAAAAAGTAAATGGAGGACCTACAAACTGCATGATATACGCAGAAGTATCAGTTAGAATTAATATGTAATCTTTAGCTTTTGCTGCTCCAACTATTTTTACACCAGAGTCTAATCTAAAAGTTCCCGCAGTATTTGTAGATGTAGGTAAATAAGTGTTTAAACTTTCTTGGTCAGAAAATCTTATAAACATTTTATCTTGTGTAGCCTCAGTTCCTATGGTCGTTTCTGTTCCTAAAATAATTAAATGTCTATCTCTTTCAGATACAATTGACATTACAGATGTGGATGGAGCACCTGTTATAGCTGATGCTCGTGTGCTTAATGCAGCAGGAAGAGAAGATATTGCTTCCCATTGAAATGTTTGTCCATTTTTAATTGTTGCAACAAGAGTGCTTCCAAAATGATCTAATGACCAAGAAGCAGGGTCTAGTAATACTGTTGTAGAAGTTGAAGCTTGTCCCCAAGCAGTAAAGTATTCTACAGAAGCTCCATTTGAATGAGCTGTCCTTGTACCTCCAGATCCTCTAGTAATGCCAGTGAGATCGTTTCCTGAAATGTTTGTGTATGATATAAATTCTGTTCCTATTTTAACACTTCCGCTAGTTGGAAAACCAACTGTAGATGTAACTGTTATGTTGGTTGCCGATCCATTGTTACCTTGAGTGTCATCAGCCAATGATCCATTAAGAGTTGTGACAAGTCCTGATTGACCTCCCCACGAAGATGTTCCCCAACCATAACCAGCTGTTTGATTAAGTGGACCAACTTCAATATAAGGATTAAGTACAGCTGATCCACTAGCAGCTACTGTAGTGCCTGCTGCTGAAGCCATTGTAATAGTAAAGGTGTCTACGGTGGCCGTTACTACTTGAAAAGTATTAGTTGTAAAATCTAAAGCTGTGTATCCAGCTCCTACTGGAGGAGTAACACTTGTAAAAGTAAATAAGTCTCCCTCAGTCAGTCCATGTCCAACTTTATTTACAGTAACAGTGGCACTTGTATTTACGGTTGTAAATGTTGCACCTGTAATTGGAGTATCTAGAGGTGTAATATCATAGAAAGCACCTTCAAAATATATAACCAATACTTTGTTTGTTCCTAAAGCAACATATTTTCTACCATCTAAGTCAGCCCAAATAAGCTGTTCTCTTACTGCTCCAACAATTGTTGAGTTTAAAATCTGTTCCCAACCACCTATTTTTTCAGGTAGTCCGTATCTGAATCTAACAAAGTCTCCGTCAACCCATTGACCTTCTGCACCTGTTTCAGTTACTTGTTTGTTAAATCCTGGTCGTATCTGTATGTTAGTTAATGGCATGCCAGATTATAGCATAAAAGCTTATCTTCTTAAACCTATCCGAAGTCTTTTGTCAAATTTCCAATCTTTATGAGGACCTTCTTGATTAACATAATGCATAAATACTTGGCTGTATTGATCTCCTTCATAAGGTCCCTCTCTGTAATGCTCCCAATCAATACCTTTATAAACTATTGCTTCTCCAGGTTTTAAATCAAAACACTTGCCATCAGCACACATTTTCCATGGCACACTATCAGATCCTAAATGTAAGGTAACAGAATACTCACAAGATGGTCTATCTCTATGTTTTTTTAATTCAGATCCGTTTACATACATCCTATAAAATGAATAAGTAGGCCACAATTTTACACCACATATTTCTTCCATACGTTTCCATTTTTGCACTAATAAAATCTCTGTAGCTGGATCAGCATAATGAGATGCATCAAAATTAGTCACAACATCATCAGCCATAGACAACCCACCTGCGTTATTTCTTAAATTTAATTTTGCATAACTATGAAAGAAAAAAGCCTCCTCTGGAGTTATAAAATCTTTTACAAGTATTGGTGTTTTTAATTTATCCATGATACTAAACTATACCTTACTCCCTTTGTAACTGGTTTGACTCCGTGCGGATACATAAAATTACTTGGCCAAATAACACATCTGTTTGGTTGCAAATCAACTTTTCCAATATCTGGAAAATGTAATTCACCTCCCTCGTAATCATTATTTAATAAATATATAAAACTTAGTCTTCTTGGATATAGAAGACTAGCATCAACATGCGGTTTATAATTACCACCAACTGTGTATCTTAAAATTTCTAGCTGTGAAACATTGCAATCCCAAAACTCTATGCCTGTATCCTTTACGTATTTTCTTACTATTTGCATAACCACTTCATGAAAAAAATATGTATAATGAACATTAGTCATGGAGTTATGATGAGTACATAAAGGTAAACAATCAACAACTCTAAATGACTTATCAAGTTTACCACCATCACCAGTATCTCCTATTTTTCCTGCTTCCCAATAATTAGGTTGAACTGTATTAAGCCATTTCAATAAC